TAAATACTTTATTCTTTTCAATAAAGAAGATATCTTCCATGGAGAATTTAATCCAGGGTCTCATATCAACTTTATACATTTCTCCTGATGGAGTTGAAAAGGGTTCTACAGTAATTTCAAATGGATTCTCTACGATAAATCCATCTTGTTCTTCGCATGGAACTACACTGCCGACTAGTTCAGTTCCATCTACTAATTTGATGATTCCATAAAATTCATTCATTTTCGTTCTGTTTAAAATTTACTGGAATTATTTCATACTCAAAATTTTCTTCAGAGTAAGTTTTAATTCTTTCTACTAAGTGATTTAAAGTGTAATTTCTTTTTTCTCCTTTTGAGAAATCGTCTGCAATGTCAAATAATTTTGCTTTTGATTTATTTTCTCCTTTTCGCAATACTCTTCCGATTGACTGGAGATTTCTAACTCTTGATTTACTAGGGGAAGCAAAGATAATGTTATGTAGATTTCTAATGTTAATACCAGTAGAAAAAGTACCGTAAGAAGCAATGATGATGGCATTTGATTCTTCTTCTGTGAGTTTTCTTATTAATTCTCTTTCTTCTGTATCTACTCCACCATAAACAAAAAATACTTTTCGTTCTTCACCTACATCACTATTTATTATTTCATGAAGTATCTTGCCATGTTTTTCTACCATAGCAAACAGAATTAAAGTGTTTCCTTCTTGATTAATGGCTAATTTTTTTATGTAATTATTTCGTCGTTCATGGCGACAAATGTAATCTATTTCTTCTTGATACGACTCAAATGACGAATATCCATGTTGTAGAAGAAGAATGTTAATTTTGAGGTTTGACAGGTAGCCCTTGTCTATCAATTTTTTGGTCTTAATAACCTTGTTAACAGGACCGAATAACCCCTCTAAAACGAGTTGATTTGTGCTTGACCCATCCAGAGTACCAGTGAACCCAATTCTAAACTTACAATTATGCAGTTTTGTCATGATAGACATTAGAGACTTAGCTTTGAATTGATGAGCTTCATCTCCAATTACAACATCATACTTTTCAAAGAATGCTTTGGACAATTTATAAATTGATTGCCAAGTAGTAATAGTTACATTTTTATTAGTCTGTTTTATTTTTCCTGCATAAATTTTGTGTGCATCATCTCCCCAACCATAATCTTGAAAATCTTTAGACAATTGTTCAACAAGAGAAGTAGTTGGAGTGATGATTAATACATTCATTCCTTTGTCAGTATAATATCTAACAATGCAATAAATCATTAGAGATTTTCCTGATGCAGTTGGAGATAAAAGCAACTTACGATGGTTTCTTAGTGCTTCGTAAATTGCTTTGTATTGGTAATCTCTTACTTTGAATGGAATTCCTAATGTCTTGACATAATCTACTAATCCTTCTGGAGTAATCTCCTGATTGGAATCTTTAGGCATTCCATAGAATTTATTATCTTTGTCAAGATAAGTATATCCTCTAATGCATAACCATTCTACTAAGTAATCATATAATCCAACATATATGAGACCTTCGTGTGGACTGAATAAACGAATTTTTCCATCCCACAATCTATTTTTATATTGAGGCATGAATTTTGCATTGGGAACATCAAAAGTAAAATACTCAGATAATTCGTATTTTATATGAGGTTCACATTCTACAGACAAATAAACTTCATTTTTCTTTTGAATAATAACATCTGCCATTAAATACTTCCTTGCATAAATTTTTGCCATTCAATGCTATTTTTAATTTGAAATCCCCTAGTATTAATATTACTCAGAATACTTTCAAGTAAAAACATCATCTCCTTATAATAATTTAGTTTATTTTGTAATGACTGAATTTCTTCATCTGATTCAATATAAAGCTGAATATCTTGCTTCAAGATTTTTAAATCAAATGGTTTTTCTTTATATACTTCTGTGCCTGCTTTGCCAGTATAATACTCAAACTTTTCTCTGAGCATTTTTTTGTAATCTTGTTCTCTCTTGATTTTAATCAATCTTACATCGGAAAGAAAATTTAAATATTTGCTATGTAATTGAGGAATTTTAATAGACTCTTGATCTAATAAATCTTCATCCATTACAGAGTCTTTTTTCCATTCATTTTTAATAAAGTCAATGTCGATCATAATTTCTTGTCATTAATATCGTATATATCATATATAGTATACTTAAAATTGGCTGAAACTGTAAAATATTGAACGTCAGTAGATGTAGATTCAAACTTGAGTGGACCTATATCTGTAGGAAATACATCCTTAAAAACTACTTTAAATTTGTTTTTGAAGTTGGAATCTAGAATGAATAATACAGCATCACTGTAAGTTTTATCTTCTAGATCTTCTCCAGGAAGTTCTGAAATATCTTGTAAAGAATATGGATGACCTAGTTTTCTAACCCAATTATGGAGAGTAATATAATTACTCATATTTTCTTCAACAATAAATTCAATATTTAAATCTTCAAAAGAAATTTCGTCACCTGGATGTGGAATTGCATTAAATCTAGTTGATTGAGTTGCTACTGATAATGTAATTCCAGGAATATTAGCAGACTGACAAAAGAAAGATACCTTTGGATATTTAATTAACTGAAATTGAAATCCTATTCCAGTTAAAAAATTAGAAGGACAACCAGAGTTGTTTATAAAATTAGCTGTCATGGTTTTTATTTATATTTAGATAAAAAAAGAGGGTCCGAAGACCCTCTGAGAGATATGTGAACGATGGATCACATTAGGTTGATGACTCTGGTTCTTCTGTAGTAAACGTTGTCGTTTGCCTGTAGAGCACCAGAACGCTGGGTTAGACCGCCTGCGAATGGGTTTGCAACCATGCCGTAACGGGTCTTGAAGCCAATCTTAGGCTGGAAGGTGTCCTGACCGATAGAACGAACCATCTGGAGAGGAACGTAAGGGCAATAGAAGAGACCTGCATCGTATGCGTTGGTTCCCTTATAACCCATTACATAGTAGTGATCGTTAGAGATGTTTGCTGAATATGGGTCAACATATACCTTGATACGACCATTGATTGTACCAGCTAGAGTTGATACGGTGTCGTCTGGGGTATCGTTAGGGTTGAGTAGTGGGGTGTAATCCATTACCTTAGCAGCAGCTAGAGCACTTGCAACGTCTGCAGAGCAAACGATGAAGTTACCCTTTCCTCTACGAGTCTCATGACCGATTGCGTTTGCATCACGCTCAATCTGGAATAGTAGACCCTTGAACTTCTCAACTGACCAACGACCATTGGAGTCAACGTCGAGGTCGAAAGTACCAGCGTTAGCTACGTTATTCTGAGCACCAGGCTTAGCAGTTACGTAGATGGTACGAACAACTTCACGGTTGATTTCAGTTAGAATCTCTGAGCTTAGAATGTTAGCTAGCTCAGTCTCAGCATCAAGACCATGGATAGCCTTGAGGTCTTGTGCTAGTTCTAGGGTGTACTCAGCTTTTAGAGCACGGCTCTTTGCTGTTACAGTTACCTTCTCGATTGAGAAGCTCATTTCACGGAACTCAGATCCGCTTTCGCCTAGAGCTTCAGCAGCGTTGGTGTTCATGCCACCAACATAACCGTAATCACCAGGGCTTGCTGCATTTAGTACGCCAGGGTTGGTTGCACCTTCGCCAGTTGCAGCAGAGTATGCACCGCCAGCAGCAGAGAAACCTGAAGGAACTTCGTTGAAGAAGGTCTCGTTGTCGAATACGTTTGGAGTAGCACCGTTACCATTACGGTCAGTACCACGATGAGCACGCATTGCGAAGATTAGACCAGTTGGGCCGCTCATTGGCTGAACACCGCAAATGTCATAAGCGATTAGCTTAGGCATTGAACGGCGGATTAGGCTGATTAGAACTGGGTCGAAACCTGCAACAGGACCGCCAGCAGCAGCACCGCCAGAGAAGCCATGTGCGCCTGCACCTGCACCACCAGAGGTGAATGAACCAGTGCTATTAACTGCAACCTCGGAAAGAACGCCACGCTCTTCACGTAGGAATGATTCTTGGTTCTCAAGAAGAACTGCGGTTACGGCCTTACGATATCTGTCTGTAATTGGGTTTAGATCGTTGTGCTCCAAAATAGGAGCCCATTTTCTTTGTAGCTGTTCTGAATTAAACATTTGGTGTAAACTCCTGGGTTGTTAAATTTATTTGTTAGGAATCTATTAATATTTATAAAAAATCTAGACTATCACTGAGCCCATCTGGAAACAGCATTCACATATGCTGCCATTGGTCCCTCATAGAAATCTTGATTCTTTTCAACTAGGTCTTCCACATAATTTGACTGAACTCTAGGGAAATAATTTTCCTTAATTGTTCCAATCTTCTCACGGAAAGATTCTTCACTCATAAACTCAACACCTTCTGATAGGTTGAACAGTTTTTCTTTCTGTGTTTCTGCTAGACCTTCGGATACTTCTGCAATAATTCCATTTTTAATGTATGATCCGATTTCTTGGTTTAGCTCAACATTGATTTCAATCTGTTCGTTGAGTTTTTCCTCCATCTCATCTAGTTTAGTTGCCATTTCGGCAACTACATCTTGTTGCTCTTCAGGAAGATCAATATTGTTCTCCAAGAAGAGATTTGCAAGACCTTGCATTAGATTTTCAGCAATTTCGGTCTTGATGCCATTATCAATAGAAAGCTGGTTCTCAGCAATCCACTGCTCAGCAACATAATCAAGGTGAGCGTCTACACGAGTCTCTAGGGACTCAGCAATCTCTTCGATTTCTTCGATTAGACGCTGTTCGTATAGTGCCTCAAACTTTTGAACTTCTTCAACTACTTTTGCTTTTACTGCAGCTTCAAAAATTGTAGCTGCTTTTTGCATAAAGTGTTCGGAGAGTTCTTCTCCGTAGAAGAGAGCATTGAGATCGTCGGTCATATCGACTTCAATCTCTTCTGCTTTCATTTCTGTTTTTTCTTTTTTAGAAGATTTTTTCTTATCTTCTTTCTCATCTTCATCTTCATCATCTTCTTCATCATCTTCTTGAGCTTCATAAATTAGCTCTTCATCATCTAGCTCTTCCTCTTCTCTCATTCCCTTTTGACCAGGAGCTGAGCCTTGAAGGCGAGCCATTCCATCTGGTGACTTTGCACCAGCATTTACTTTAGAAGATGACTTACTCATTCTTGAAGAAGCCTTTTTGCCAATTTCATCACCTTCTGGTTTGGTTGTAGAAGAACCACCTAGTTCCTCTGGTGATGCACCCTGGCCAGGAGTGCTGTGCTGTAGTTTTTGCATACGGTCTCCTGGTTTTGCGTGGGCGGTGACAACGTTTCCTTCTTCTAGAAATTCGTCAAATTCTGTATTTAATACATTGGACATCGAAAAAAACCCTCTAGAAATATGTGATATTTTCTACTATTATTTATGAAATTTTTATATTACGAAGAAAACTTTCAAAAATTTGTAGTTTTCTTTCAGTTAAACTATTAGAAGATGCATTATTAATTGCTCGTCTGTAACTATTAATTACTTTTTCTTCTAACATGCCATTATTCCAAATCCACTCTTTACCTTCCATAATACCTTGTACAAAAGCATCTGGAGCAGAAGGATCTGCAACAATGTCTGCAGCAGTAGATAACATAAAATCATCTTTTACTACATTTACTCCATTTCTTTCCTCAATAGAACCAATGCCTCTTGAGGAAACTCCTAAACAAACACCAGACTCAAGAAGAGACTTGGCGATTTTGCCCATTGGAGTTTCTAGAATTTGAGCTTTACCAATAAAGTTTGTTCCTTCTGCACGAAGAGAAACAATTTTATGGGATACTCTATCTAGATTAATTGTTGGGCTATCTGGGTGTCCTAATTCACCTAGAGCACGACCTTTTGCAACGTAGTTCTCATTATATGAGCCTACTTCTCTATTGAGAGTATCCATTGGATACATGCGACCATTGCGGTTTTTTAGTTCCGCCTGAAGAAATACTCCTTCAATATATAGGTTTTTTTTACCACCTTTTTCTTCGGTGATAACCTTAATATTTTCTATGGTTTCTGTGATTAGTTTCATTGTTCGTACTCTTCTTCTGGTACATCTTCTTCATCTTCATCATCTTCATCATCATCGTCATATTCATAATACTCGTCCTCATCTTCATCCTCATCTTCATAGTTTCCTGTTGCAAACATATTCTGAGCAAGTTCAACTTTTCTCATTCCGATCTTTTCTGAGGCAAGACCAAACAAAGTATCATAAATTTTTTCATTTGCATTTATATTGTTTCTAGCAATAATGCTGTCAACAATTTCTTGTGACAAAGACATAAAAACCTCAATGATATATTAAAATTACAATAACTATTTATTAAAATTTACCTTTCCCATAATCAGATGGGGCGATAAAGTCTTTAAATTGGCTATTAATTCCGCCTCCTGCTGGACCAGCTTCTCCAGATGCAGCCATATCAGGTTGTACCTGTTGATCTTGACCTGGGGGCAACATACCTTGTTGATCCATCATCATTTGATTTGGATCTTGGATAATTCCAACTTCTTTCTCCTTTTCAATTTGCATATCAATTTCTTCAATTTCATCATCAGTTTGTTTTAAAATTTGTCTGCGAACATATTCTACTGAGAAATATTTACCCAAATATGGCTCAACTTGATTTACAATGTTAAGTCTATCATTTAAGATTTCAGATTCTTTTAATTCATTGAAATGATTATCAAAAATATAATCGTACTGAATATATTCTTTCATTTCTTCCCAATCATCTGCAGTAATAATTCCTTTTAGAATTAGTTGAGTCCTGAGAAGATCATGGAATAGATCACTAAAACGTTTACGAAGTCTACCAACAAATTTAGCAAATTTTAGTTCGTCTCTGGTGATTTCGTTAGTTCTTCCAATGGTGAATGAAGATTCCTGCTCTAGTCTTGATAGAGGAATGTTGAGAGATTTGTAGAGTTTCTTCTGGAAATATTTAACGTCCTCTAGTTCTCCGAGGTTTTGGCCGCCAGGAAGTGTAGTAATTTCTGTACCACGACCACCTTCACGACGAGGAAGCCAAAAGTCTTCAAGCATACTCATATGCTTTCTATCATCTCTGATTTCACCAGTCGCAGAATCATATACAACTTTATTTCTATATCTACCCATTACTTCACGTAGATACTGCTCAGCTTTTATTTTTGGTAGATTGCCTACGTCAATATAGAAAATACGACGCTCTGGTGCTCTTGAAAGTCTGTAAATTACAAGTGAGTCTTCAATCATTCGGAGTTGATTAACAGATTTAATAGCCTTGTATAGATAACTCAAGACCATATTTCTGTTGTGATCAAATAGCCCAGAAGGAACATAAGTTACTGCATCATTAGAAATTTTGATGCCATTTGCATCAGAACCTTTGTAACCTTTTGGGAAGTAAATATAGTATTCAATAAACTCACCGTAATCATACTTCTGTCCCTCCATTGTAGTGAGAGAGTCTACGTTTTTCTGTCGTTTAATTTCTCGGACTCTTTTAATTTTTAGAGAGTCAATATATCTAAGTTCTTTGATACCTTCTTTTGGTTTATCAAAGTCAATAATTTTATGGTAATATAATCTACCATCAATATACCAGCGGCGAAAAATATTATGACACTTTTTATCAAAATTTAAAAGACGTAAAATGTTAGCAAATTCTTCTTTAATTGATTTTTTAATTTTATCACTTGCTTGAAGAGTAGAAAGTTCTACAGATACTGGAGCATAATCCAAATCACTACTAATAGCTTCATTGATAATATCATCAATGGCACTATCAATCTCTGGATGTAATGCAATTTCTCTATATTTTCTAACCAGCTCAAATTCATTGTTGTGTTGACCAACACCATCTAGATCTAGATACTGACCAAAATAGGCACCAGCCGCTACTACGGAGGTGCCATCATCATCATTGGGAGGCGCTGGTGAGAACGCCTTTGCTGGTTTCTTTTTTCTATCTTCAATTGAGAAACCAAATAATTGAGTCATAATATTCCTATAAATTCTATAGTATTATTTATTAGGAGAAACTCTTGTTGGTTGCCTCGAAGAAGTTGTACTGGAATTCTACAGTAAATTCTTCAATTTGGTCATTTGCTTCATAAGAAAGATCAATTGAAGAAATTGATGAAGGCCATGAATCATAAAATTTGTATGCACGAACAATAGAATCTTGTGGATCTGATCCTGCTTTAGATGGATTAGATGGAGTCTTATCTGGAGTAAATCCATCTCTGCTGAGTTGGAATACTGTCATATCTACACAATATGAAGCTCCTCCGTCAGTTCCAAATCCTAACTGAGATGTGTTTTCTGTTAGAGCATTGATTCCTCTTGACCATGCTTCAAAAGCTCTTCTAATTTCAAAGTTGCCATCATTAATTACAGTTACAGACCATGGTTCAAATGTTCTGTCTCCAGCAACTTTGAGCATCCTTCCTCTATAAGGAACTTCAATAGTTCCAATACTTGAAGAAGGAATTTGAGCAGTCTTTACTAGAAATTCTGCTTGTGAAGTTAGACCAGTGCCTGTAATTTGTCCTCCAATTTCTGCAATTTGAGAAAGGCTTGAAGGGAAGTTGAGTCTAACCATGAATAGATTAGGTCTTGCACCACCCTTCTTTAATTGGGATTTAAATTCTGAAATGCTAGTAGCCATCTTATTTTTCTCCTAGATAATTGGTACAAAATTAAAATTACTGAGTTAGTTCGCCAAATGATACTCCAGTTCTTGTAGCAATAAAAGTAATAGTGATGTAGTTAATGCTTCTTGCAGGTTGAATATAAATTTCAGCATTAAACTCATTTCTGTCAATTACATCTGAAGTATTATTAGTTTCATCACATACTACAAGGAAATCATAAATTCCTCTTCTGCCCTGAACACCTCTGAGATATGGTTCTACAGCAGCTTTGAATGAACTTCTAGTAACGTCATCATTAACTTCAAATAATTGGAATTTAGCAAATCTTGCAATATTTTTTTCAATTTCAACAAAGAGTCTACGAACATTAATTCTACTAAATGCACTTGTAGAATTTAGAGCTGTTTTATCACCGAATAGTACAATTCCCTGCCCTGGGAAAGAAACAATAGGATTGATTGCATTATTGTATAGTCTATCTCTTTCAGACTGTTTTGGTGAGTATGCAAGTTTAGTTGCATTTCTTAGATTTCCTCTATTGTATCCAGCAGGTGAGAACCAAGTTTCTGAATTAATAGTGGTTGAAATACAAAGGCCAGCAACATCAGCAGCACATGGTACAAATCTATATTTTTGATTGTACTTATCGTAAATATACTTGTAACCTGAATCTAGAATCGCAAAAGAGCTTCTATTAATATTTGCAAAGAAATCAACAATAAGATCAGTTTTCTGTGAGGTTGTTTCTGAACCAGTTACAGATGATCTGGATGGAGATGCAACAACCATGCAATCACGTCTTGCCTCAGCAATAGTGATTAGTCTGTTAATTAACTGACCACTCATTGTGCCAGGAATTAGGAAATCAATATCATTAAACTCTTCAGCATCTGAGAATATATCATAACCTGTTTCAATTGCAGAAGTTAAATCTACAGCAGTATAATTAGATCCTGTTTCCTTTGAAGTGGTCGCTGCACTCAAGAATGTAAATCCAATAGATGAACTAATTCCACCATCTGGACTATCTGAAGGATCATTATACGCAATTAGTGTATATAATCTATCTTTGCTACTTGCGGCACTATCTGCAATAGTTCCAGTTACAGTAGATGAAGAACTTCCAGGTAAAGTAACATTATCTAATGGTAGTGAGGATGCACTATAAAAATTAATTCCAGTTCCAGCACCAGGATAAATGTATGTAGATTTTTGAGAAATTGCATCATGGAAATATGTTAAAGCTCCATCTAGATTTCCGCCATCCTTTGCTTTAGAAACAAAGGTATACTTTTCAATGATTGCGTTGCGTTCACCTGCAATAGTTCCCTGTTCATCTAAAACAAGAATGTGCATTTCATCGAAACGTCCACCTAGTTTTTGAACTCCAAAAGAAGTTCCTGGTTGAGGAGCAATATCTCTCCACTTTAATCCTGGAGCATATTCTAGGCTATCATAGTAATCGTTTACTACTGATGCGATGTCTCCAGCGGCAACTAAAGTAGTATTGTCTGCTTTAAGTAGTGTGTATCCTGCTAATGCAGAAGCTGTCGTTGAAGCTGGTAATCTATTAGTTGAATCTTCTAGTGTGATATATAATTTTTTGTTGGTTGTATCTACTTTATAAATCCATCCATATCCAACTGTTTCATCTGGATTTGGAGTGGTATTTACAATTTTAATGTAATCTCCAGCTGCATATACTGGATCATTATCAATAGTTGTATATGTAACAACTTGATCAGCACCGTGGTCAACAGCAACTACTTTAAGTGCATTGAATCTTGAACCTGCAGTTCTAGCAGCAAATTTGAAATTTACAGTATTTCCAGGCTCAGAATATTTTTCAAATTGTGTTTTATTCTTTACCAATAAATTAGTGAGACCGTCACTGTTGGCAGTGAGTAATCCGCTAGAAGACCCAGATGGTCTAACTACAGCAGCGATTCCGCCGTATTGAATAATTGAATTTGCAGCAAACCAAGATTCATAATTCTTCTCGTTTGGTTTGCCAAAAATTTCTACTAGTTCCTTTTCACTGGTTACATAAATTACTTCGTCTACAGGACCTGACTCTGCAGCAATAACAACTGCACCAATGTTTTGATCTGAAACATTGACTGTAGGAGTTAAGTCGATTTCTTTAATGGATACTCCAGGTGAAGCAAACGCCATGTTTATTACCTCTATGAGATTTTTTTCTCAAAACTATTTATTTATATTTACATTTTGAGCGGGGAAACAATACATGAACACTTACCAGTCAGGATATTCCCACATGACATCACATTTTTTAGATTTTCTAGAATTAATTATTCTATTAATAGTACAAGATTTACATTCATATGAATACGAAGAAGGGTATCCGACTCTATCTTTACGGGTCATATAAAAATCGGATAATAGATCTTTTTCTTTGTTGCAAGTTCTACAAATTCTAACATAGAGAAGTAAATGTTCAAGTATAAATTGATCTTCTACATCCATTATTGATATTCCCACATATATGCTATATCTCCATATTCATCAGTATTCCACTTATTATCTGTAGCAGCAGTCCAATAGTCTCCTTTAGTATCTACAAATGTAGTTTCTGAATCAGTTAAGCCATCCAATATAAAACCAAATGGAGCCATATCCTGCTCGATAGCTTCTCTTTGATCTTCAAAAATTCTTTTCCTAACGTCATTTGATGTAAGCTCTCTAAAGTAAGGTTGAGTAGATAACCAAGAGAAAATTACGAGACACATTGCCAAGTCATCATTGCAACCTTCCTCAGCAGAGAAACTGTCACTCTTTTGGATAAATGTAGTTAACTCACTGATAATATCATAATCTGGAACTAAAAGTTTATCATCTTCAATCATTGCTTTTAGGTTGGCACAGCCATACTTTTTGACTGCTTTGGTCATCTTGACACCGAGTTGTGCCTTGTTGGAAAATCCAGTTCCAACAATCTGCCCTGCACGACCTTTCATTGCACACATCAGCAAATTATCGTACTCTAGATCAAACTGCAGGATATCTGCTACCTGACCACCAATATCATTGACTTCCACCAATACATTAGCATTATTGTAGTTTTTACCGACTGTATCTATGATATTGGGGAAGAGGATGGGTTTTATCTCATTATTCTTGTATTTTGCTACCATTTTATAAGGGATTGTAGTGACATCCATTACCACAAAGGCAGAGTAATCATTTCCAACTCCCCTAGCAACGTCAACGGTCATTACATAATCATGACCATCTATTGGCTCTTCGTATACATCTAATCCACCACTTCGTTTCAATGGATCTTCATAAACCATTGCACGAAGTTTATTAGGATTGATTAAAGTATCAACAGATCCCAGGAAGGTACATTCAAATTCTTGCTCAAACTGTCGTTGAGAAGTGTTTGCAATAGTTTCTTCTTTCCACTTCTGGTCTCTTCCTGGGACATCCCACCAATTAACTTCTAGTGGGGTATAACTGTTCTTTCCTCGTTCTGCATCATGCCAGAACTTATAGAACATGTTCATTCCATTTGGAGTGGAAATGATAATAACTTTGGTAGTCTTACCAGATGAAATAGTAGGATATACAGAACTAAAGAACTGTTCTGCAATATGGTTTGGAATGAACGCAAACTCGTCAAGGAAGATGATGTTAAAAGAGTTTCCTCGGACAGCAGATGATGAGGTAGAAGCAGCAATAATCTTGGATCCGTTCTCTAGCTCCAGTGATCCACGGTTCCAAGAACCCACGCCCTGCTGTAACCATTTAGGTAGATTTTCGTATGATAACTGCAATCTGGATAGAAGTTCCCTTGAGGTCTCTGCTTTGTTTGCAAGAATTGCGATTTTTACATTTGGATTGAACAAAGCGTAATGTAGCAGGTAGGAAACAACCGTAGTTGATTTTCCAGTCTGTCTTGGGAGCTTTGCGATATTAAATCTATGCCTATGAAAATTGTCGATCAATTTTTCTTGGAAGTCCCACATTTTAAATGGGACTAGACCTTCATCAAGAGAAACAATTTTGATGTATTTTTTTGCAAAGTAAATTGGATCTTCCTGGCATGTCAAATACTCTTCTAACTGTTCAGAAGTAAATTGTATTTGTACGTTAGAAGGTTTGAGGTTAGGATTACCTTTATAACTAGATCTTTCACTCATAATAAATTATTTTAATTTTGGTTTTTGCCAATCGGGACCTTTTAATTTTGCTTTTGCTGCAGATTGTTCTCCTGCACTTGTTGTTCTATCTGCAAGATTTCTAATCTTTGCTTGTCTCTTAGCAGCACTATGTCCAGAACCAATTTGAAAACTTACATTATCTGCCTCATTCATAAACTCAGAGAAAGACTTTGATTCACCTCTTAGTTGACGATAATGAGCTTTTAATTCTGCTCCACCAGAAGCTCTAGCACCTTTAAGCCAAGGATCTTTATCTGAATCATTTGGCTTATTAACTGGCTTGGTGCTTGATTTATACTTAACTTTTGACGAAGCTGGTTTGCGAGGCATATAGATTTTTCCACCACTTCCAGTTCTCTCGCCAGTATCTACTCTATTCTTCAATCTATCTACAATTCTGCTAAGTACTCCTTCATCAATTTTCTCATCTGATGCCAGATATTCTGCAGCAGTATCTACAAAGTCTGCAGCTCGTGTAATTTTTGATTGTACCCATGCAGGAAGTTGTTGATCAGATTTGCGAATAATTCTGCGAAGCATAGCAATAGATCTTTCCATCTGATCTAATTCAAGCTTTGCCATATACCCTTCATGGTCTTTTATTTTACCAGAAGCAATTTCTTTATGATCTTCGTTCATCTTTAATTGTCTGGTGTTCATTTCCCATGCACTGGGTCCATAGGAACATTCGGATTTAGTCTCCTTTTTTTCACATAGATGGCAATAACGAACTTCTTCTTTTTCTTCTTTGACGGATTTTTTTCCATCTTTCCATTGAGACTTTAGTTGCTTTTCCATTTTTAGTAAATGCTTGTAATAGTTAGGAAACTCAGCAATGTGTTGGAGAGCAATTCCATAAGCCTCGTCATGAGTGGTTACATGCTCTCTTTCTACAGTAGAACCGACTTCTGCCTGTCTAACAACATAATCAACAGAAACGCCATGTTTTTTGGCGATTTCTTTTTCTGTAGGAACTTTCTTTTTCATCTGCTAATTTCCTCCCAGTCCATAGAAGCAACTACAGTATCATTAGCACCATCAGAAGTAATGCTAAGTGTGAGTTCATAAGGAACTCCAGTTAATCCATTTCGTTCTAACTGGAATTTGAAGAGTGCTTCTTTTAGAATATCAACTTGAGTTACTCCTTGATTTGAAGCATTAAAAAATCCACTTGCTAGTATTCTTCCATCAGTAACAGAAGTTCCTGTGATATTATATTCAACTGAACTATCAGTACCAGCACTTACCCAAGAACCGCCATTCACAGTTCCACTTGCTCTCACCTGCCACCCATAAGCACCAGTAGAAATTGGCATCATAGAAATTGCTGTAAGAATTACAATAGCATCTAAATTAGTTGCTTTTAAACGCAATCCAACTACAGGATAATATGTTCCAGCAGTTCCTAATGTTCTTGGAGTATTAACTGGAATATTAACTGCCTGTTGCAATCCACGAAGTTCATAACCACCTTCGGAAATGACAGTAGAGCAAACTTGCTTCATCGTACTACTACCACTTGTGGCACCAGTATTAGTAAGCTCATATCTCAATGGAAGTGATGCTGTTGTGATATAAGTTGATGCAATTGCATTTGCATGGTGGAATGAATGACAGAGGATAAACTGTCCGTTTATTACAAATCCCATTCTTACAGTACCAAGTCCTAACCACTCGATATCCATCCAAAGAATTTGTGCCTTAGTAATATCTAATGTAAGACCAGACGGACCAGTACCATTTAACTTATCACCATTCCAATTTGCCTGTGCTACTTCTGTTTGAGTTCCAGTGGATAAACTCCTTTCCACAAAGTAA